GAGCTGCTTTTCCAGCGCCTGCTCGATCCTTTTCAGCCGGCGACGCAGCGTGAATTTCTGGAAACCAAGCGTCTGTTGTTCAAGGCCGCTGCCCCAGCTCGTCGACTTTTCGGTGTGCCCGATCATGAAGGGCGGAACCCCGAAGAAGCGGCAGATTTCCTCGACTGTCAGAGAAAGCGTTTCCAGCATCTGCGCATCGACCGGATTGATCGAAATCGCCTCGATCTTCGAACCGCCCTCGGAGATGTATGGACGGCCGGTGTTCATCGCCCCGAGATACCTTTCGGTCAGGACGCTCTCAGCCAGATCCCGTTGTTCTTTCGATAGCCATTTCTCGAAAGACACCTGAACGGACGGCCGCATTCCGTTCCGGAACATCGATCCCGCCGCGCGCTGCGCGGCACGGGCTAGGCCGAATGTGTTGCGTCCGAAACGAAGTGTGGACATGCCGCCGAGAGGATCGCCGCCGAAGCCTCGGATATGCAGCATGGTGCGGTCGCTCTCGACGAAATATCGGCCCTCCTGCGCCCACCGATATTCGATCGTCCCATTCTGAAGCCGCCGCACCGAAACCAGCGCCGGATTGACCGGATGCAGGCCGGTAACCTTCCCTGCGGCCCGCTCGATGCGGGCATAGGCGTTGCCCCACAGCTCGATCGAGGCGGTGATGAATTCCCAAAAATCCACTGCGGTCTGGTCGTAGTTCGGGCTGTCGTGCAGGACACGATACAGCGCATGGTCGCGCGACACATCGCGGCGACCGTCACGGTCGCGCTTGTAAACGTTGAGCGGCAGGCTGGCGATCGTGCCGGAAAGCAGATTGACGCACCCCCAGACTGCCGACAGGCCAAGAACGCCCTCGTCGGAGACGATCTCGCCGGAATCGCTGGCAAGCCGCTTCCAGACAACATCGTCCGGCTCGCGAATAGTCAGGTTGCGAACGGCCGTTTCTGCGGCCTTCAGGGCGAGGCGTCGAAGAATGTTCACACGGCACCTGCCATCGCCTGAAAATACTCGTCCATGCTGCCACCTTCCTCGGCCTGCATCGCCAGACCGACGCCCATCACCGCGGCGACGATGCCGTCGATCTTGTCGAGAGAGTTTTTCTTGTCCGGCACGTAGTTGAGATTGACGTCGAAACGCACCGTGCAGTGCCCGGCCATCCAGGCGAGCACCGGGTGCCCGCCATGCTCCACCTTGCCCGCGAAGATCAGCCGCTCGAATTCCTTGGTCGGCCCGGAAAGCGTCTGATGACCTTGCCGCATCTCGATCTGCAACTCGCCATCCATTCCGTCATGCTGGAGATCACCGGCCAGCTTGCGGGCATTCCATGGGTCAAAGCCGAATGCGAGAACGTCGAACTGGGCGCAGGCGTCCTTGATCGCCTCCTGCACGAACGCCTGGTCGACAGCGTCGCCCGGCGTTGTCCGCAGCGCGCCGTCGGCAACCCATTGCCTCCAGTTCACCCGTCGATCTTCCCTCGCCCGCGCGTCGAGCGTGTCCTCAGGCACCCAGAACAACGGGATAAACACCCACTTTTCGTTCGTTTCATCTGGCGGCAGCACGACGACAAGAGCGGTGAGATCGCGCGTTGAAGACACGTCACAGGCGACGTAGGCTTTCCGTCCCTTGTGCTGCACCCAAAGCTCTGCCCAGTCTTTGGCGGCGCTGCCGCAGGCAGACCATTTGGAACGCGGTATCCACCCGGAGAGCTGATCGACCCAGCGATTGAGATGGTAGCACTGGAAAATCGCTTCCTGCGCTGGTCGACCCTTGGCCTTCTTGAACTCGGTGCGCAGGTAATCGAGCGTCGGCGTCAGCCCGAGGCTGGGATTCGCCTTCCGCCAGACCGCCTCGTCGGTCCAATCGTCCTCTTCATCGACCCCGAAATAGATGACCAGAGTCGTCGGGTCGTCGACATCACCGCGCATGATGCCCATCGACTCCTCGAACCATTCGAAGCCGACGCGGTTCTGCTTTCGGCCGGCCGTCGATGCATAAAGCTCGATCGGCTGGAGCCGCGCGCCTGTCCCTTGCCGCAGGAAGTCGGCGAGGTCGCGGGTGCGCCATTCGTGGATCTCGTCGCCGACGATGACGGTCGGCGATCTACCGTGTTTGCCGTCCGGCGCGCCTGTCAGGAGCTGGCAGAGCGACGTGGTTTCCCGCAGAAAGATGCTCTTGTCGTGCAGTGAGATGCGCTCGTTGCCCTGCGCATCCTCCATAAGGCCCTCGGCCTCGCGGATGATGTCCTGCATCTTCCCGAACGGGACGCGCCCCTGATCCTCGTTTCGGCCGAAGACGTAGGCTTCCGCCCCGTGAACCTTCTCCAGCACGAAAAACAGCACCGCCAGCGTGGCGAGGAATTCCGATTTTCCGTTCTTTCGCGGAATCCAAAGATCGAGCCGCTTGAAGACGCGGACATGCTCGATTGCCGGCTGGTGTGTCGCCGGGTCTATGACCTCGATAGGCTTCTTCCAGCCGACCAGCAGCCGGACGCCGATGTCCTGCCACTTGACCAGCCTGAACGGGACACCCTTGAAGCGGTCGTTCGTCAGCCTGAATATCTGAGGCCAACGCTCGACGATCCTGTCGGCCTTGGCGTGGTCGAACCACGCTCCCGGCACCGCCGCCGCGCGACGCCACCCTGAGATCGCCCATTCATAGGCGGGGTCGTCGGCGACCTCGAGCAGCCAGTCCGGAAGCGGTACGGCCAGCGGATACGGCGCGGCCATGTCGCCACCTCAGTTCGTGAGCGTTCCCGGCGGCGGGCTGTCGCTTTCGTTCATCAGATCCATCGGATCGGCGGTATGGCCGGCCGGCGGGGTCTGGTTTGCGGGATGCGCGCCGCCGAGCGGCAATTTCCCCTGGCTGGCGTTGAACGATTCGACGCGCACCAGGTCCTGGTCGCGCACGGGAGTAAACCCGAACTCAGCATCGAGGAGTCGCAGCGCCGTTTCGGCCTTCGCCATGAATTCGATGTTCGGATGCGTGCGGATGACGGTCTCCCCGTCGCCCTTCTTCACCTTCACCGATGCCCCGCCGCGCGGCAAATCGCGCCGGAGTTGCTCGGCCGCCGAAACGTAGAACTGCGTCCAGATGCAATATCGGGTCAGCGCCCGTCTATATCCCGGTCGCCTTCGCCCGGCGGTGCGCAGCACTTCCGATTGTTCTTTCCACACGCGGATCGCCTCGCCCCAATAGGCTGGTGCGCGGAGAAATACGTCCGGCGTCGGGAAGGGGTCGGCGGCCGTTGCCGGCGCACTCGCGGCAGCCTCGGCCGCCGCCTCGATCTCGGCCTCGACCTTGCCGCGCCGCCGGCCGGGGAACCCCTTGGCCGCCTGCAGCAGCGGATCATCCTTCCGACGTCCCATGATCGAACCGCCTTCCGTCGCCCGGTCCCCGTCCGAACGGTCCCGAAAAAAAAGATATGGCCGAAAATACCGCGCCGATTTTTTGTGTCTGAGGCCGCCGGTCAGGAAGCGGGAGGGGGTAGACTTTCACCCTCCCCCTCCCCGTCGGCTGCGAGGTCGAGGTGGCCTCGGGTCAGGCGTTGCGCCGTGGCGCTGGTGAGCCAAAGCTCGGAGAGCGGGATACGCCCGCGCAGGTAGAGACCTTCCAGCGCCTGCTTGACGCTGTCGTGATGCCACTTGCAACACGATTGCCACATCGACGTGTCCCAGAATTTCTTGGGGTCGCCGTGATGGGGATCAACATGGTCAACGATGGTGGCCGCCTCGATCCGCCCGCCCGCCTCGCAGCCGATGCAGAGCGGCGAGCGAGCGAGGTGCGTCTGCCTCGCCTTATGCCAGCGATGGTCGTAACCACGCTCGGCAGCACTGCCGCGCCAGCGGTCAGCCCGACGCTTCTGCTCGATACGTGACGGCGTTCCCGCTGGCCGAAACTGCTTCGCCCGCTTCACGATGATGATGTCCAGACATAGCTTACGCACTGGCCCTGAGTCGGTCGCCTTGCGTGGCGGTGTCAGGGCTGGGGCCGATGGCGCTTCCCTCGCCTGATGGCGGGTGCGACACTTTCGACTCATCCATAGTGGAATCGGTTAGTATGATTTGCTGATCTGCGCAAGATCGAGGTTGACGGCCACAGCCTGGCCAAACAGCATAACTTCGATCACGGCGCGCCCCCTGTCATCGACGGACACGACCTCACCCGGAAACGATGCGAAGGGACCATCGTCGAGACTCACTCTGTCGCCCGGATTGAACTCCCTCATCATCGCCTTGATGGCCTCCGGGTCGTGCTCTACATCTGCCCGTAATTTCAACATCTTGCTGTCAGGAACTGCCGCAGGACGTTCGGCTCCGCCGATCATTCCGACAACACCGTTGAACGACGAAAGCGCCTCCCAGCACGGAGCGCACCAGACCACGCGGACGAAGATATAACCCGGTAGGAACGGCACAGTGCGCGCGGCCGGACGCATCATTCCGAAGCGGCCGCGACGCCTGACGACGATCGTTTCCTGCGCCATCCAGTGCTCAACCTTCGCTTCTTCGAGGAGCTTATCCACAGCAATATCAGCACCGCGCCGGACCATCAGCACATACCAGCGAGCCGATGGACCTGTTTCTCCCGCTGATGCGAGCAGCGCGCGCTGCCGACGAGAGAGCGCGATTCGGCTATCGCTCTCCTGCCAAGCATGCGTGATGTCGATGATTTCGCCCGAGGAGCGATCTACCCAGCAACGTTCCGCCTCATTCAGCCGCTTCACGTCCACCGCCATCATGATCGCTTGCCTCGCCACGAATTGCCGCTTCGAATGTCGCCAGCCCATCGGGGCCACCTTTAGGGAAGAACACGACAGGTTGGTCTCCCGGATCAGGAATCCATGGCCAGCCACGCCGTGCATGCTCATCACGCCAAGCGTTGAAGACAGCGGAGCCGACCGGCACAGCCTCCATCAGCCCGGCAATGTCGTGCCACCGTTTCGCGAACTTGTGCCCCTGCCGGAATCCGGCCTTGCGGAACAGATGCGCGACCAGCGGCCAACCCTTCCCGGCCTCATCCGGCGCGGAAATCAGGTGCTGCCAGATCCACACGCCCCACACAGGCCCGAACGGCGGCGCGAACTCGTTGAACGGCTTGGCCTGTTTCTCGGGAAGCTTTTCCCAGCGCTTCTCCGCCAGATAGACGCCGTAGGAGCACAACGTCTTGCGTCCGCCAGCCTTGCCGGCGGCGGCGACGTAATCGTCCTGCCGGTCGATTGCCGCAGCACGCTCGACCGCCGAGAGCTTGCCCCACGCCGCCCGGGCAGCCGGCTCTGAGTCCGAAACGAAGGTCGGCCAGGCGGCAAAGGCGCGCCGGAACGCCCGCTCGCCCAGCCCACGCAAACCACCATCTTCCCGCTCGCCTTCAGGCGCGTCTTTCTCTTCCCGTTCTGAATCTGTCGTTCTGAAAGGGTCGTTCTTAGGTGCCGGTCCAGAACCGGCAGGGGGTGCCGACTCTGGACCGGCAGGGGGTGCCGATATACCGGCAGGGGTGCCGACATACCGGCAGGGGGTGTCGGCGTCGCGAACGGCACCAACCGAAGGATGTGCCGGGTCGAGGATGACGCGATAAATATGCGGGCTGTCCCGGCCGTTATCTTCTTCCTGCACGTGCCGCTCCAGATAGCCCGCCTTAACCAGTCGCTCGATTGCGTCGAACACCGTAGAGCGCGCGCAACCCATCTCATCGGCCATCTTGACCTGACTCTTGCGGCACCAGCCAAGATCATCGGTATGGCGGCCGAGGACGCACAGCACCTGTAGGTCGCGCGGCTTCAACGCCGGGTCCGTCGCTGCGCGCGCCGGAATGATCGAAAGACGAGGTCCGCTCATCGCTCCTCCGCCTCCTGCTGAAACCTCTGTGAAATCTCGGCCATGCAGTCCTCGGCCGGCCGCCCCGCCCGCCATTCGGCAAGGATTCGCCGGACGAACCGGCGTAGCGACTTCGCGCGCGCGTCGCGCTTCCCTCTGCGCACCGGGTCGGTCATTCTGCTGCCTCCGCCAGACCGGCGGCCGCAAGCGCCTGCTCGCCCCACTGTGTGGCGGCCGCGTCAGCCATCCCCGGGAAAAACCGGCTTCGTTCATGCCCGCGCGCGGCGCCCGGCGGCATGCGCCAGACCCGGTTCCACCGCCGCCATTCCTCGCTGCCCTTTTCCGGCTCCGGCAGTCTGTTCGTTTGCCGAAGCGGAGCGAGGCCGCGCAGATACCAGCCGGTACCCTTGTATTCGGGATGACCGAACCAAAACGGCTGGACCATATGCGGGCGCGGCACGTCGTCGGGCAGACGGCGGCGGGCAATATCGTGCATTTCGGGGTTTTCGATCGCCACACACCGCACCGGCGCGCGCCAGCAGGCGAGGAACAAGTCAAGCCCGGCCTCGAACTCGGTGATCATGTCGGCCCACGTCCGCCCGCGCGGCAACTTCCTGGGCGGCGTCAGGTCGCCCGGCCCGGAAAGCCAGCGGCGGCCCGATCGGCACAGCCGCGTACACGGCGGATGCGCCACGACGAGGAGGTCCCAGCCATCGGCGAGGATGGCGCGAACATCGCCAACGATATGACGGTTCGAGCCGTCCTCGGCCGGCAGCAGGTCGCACGACCACACATCGTGCCCGCGCGCGGCGAAGGCACGCCGGACGATGCCGGAGAACTCACACCCGACAAGAACACGAAGCGTGCTCACGCCGCCCTCCTCTTCCACGCCCTGAATTCGTCTCGCAGCGCGGTCCAGCGCGCGCGGGCGTCTTCCGTCTGGTTGATCTCTTTCCGGCTGGTCACGCCGAGCAGGCTGCGCAGCCGCGCGGCCGCGCGCTCGTCCGTCGCCGGGCTGTCCAGCCCGTGGCAGTCCATCAGCCAGCGCTTGAAGGCCGGGTCCGCGCACAGCATCGCCGCTTCGGTCGTATGGTCGGGCGCGCCGCGTGTCGGCGGGTCATGGCGCGCCTGCCCGCGCCGCGCGGCCTCTATCGCGCGATCGACCAGCCCGAGCAGGAAGCGCAGGTCCTCCGGCGCGGCCGCAGCAATCTCCATCTCCTCCGGGCTGGCCAGCCGTTCGAACCGCGCGATGGCCACGACCGAGCCGTCACGGCCGCGCGCGTCAAGGATCGTCGCTTCGCCGTCGGCCGACAGCATCCAGCGCGCGCTGTCGATCGCGGCGACGCGGCGTCGGATTGCCGAAAGACGCGGCGCCTCCCCCATCCTATCCATGTCCGCCCCCCGCTATGGCGCGCCGCACGGTCGAGGCATCGTTCTGGCCGAAGATACGCGCCAGATCGGCGGCCGACAGGTCCTCCCGCTCGCGCGCGGCGCGGAGGATCGCGGCGCGTCTCGCATCCCTGGTCGCGCGCGTGCCGCCGCAGCCGCGCAGCGCGGTCGCCGGGATGCCGCGCTCGCGCGCGACCTCGGCAATGATCTCGGCCACCGGCCGCTTCGGCCGCGCCTGCACGTCATAGGCGCGCACCATGATGATCCGCGCCTCCTCGCGCGCCGAGGCAAGGATGGCGTCCGCCGCGTCGCGCGCCGCGCGCACCAGGGCCTGCGCCCTCGCCTCCTCCTCTCGCATCTTGCGGCGCATCTCCGCGAGCGCGCGCCTGCGCTGGGCCGCGCTGTAGAATTTGGGGTTGTAGCCGTGCGTGGTCATTGCCTGCCCCGATGCTCGCCCGCCGTCATCGCGACGCGCCCTCTTCACGGGAAACAGGCGCTGCAACAGCCTGTTTGCGCATGTTTTTCAGGATCGCCCGGATAGCGATGCGAGGCACCTTTCGGCGCGGCGGTCGCGGTTCCGCGCGCCAGAATCGCCAGGGCTGGATGTCGAGCACACGACAAACCAGCAGGTAGTTTTCAGCCGATAGCGGCTGCTGCCCTCGCCTCGCCCGGCTCCACAAGGTAACATTCGTCTCCGGCCAGCGCGCGACCGCGCCGCGCACGGAAAACCGCTCACGGTCGAGCCTGTCGGACACCGCGTCGGCAAAGCCGCGCCAGTCGATCTCAGCCATGGGCCACCTCCTGCCCGTCTTCTGTGAGCACGACGTCGAAGTCGCTCGGGTGATGGCCGAGCACCGCCCACAGCCGCGCGCGCGGCACGGACGCGAAAAGGCGACCGGACCAGGCAAGACCGAACTCGGCACGGGTAACGTTGGCGGAGCGACGCAGCTTGACCTTGCAGCGATCCAGCGCCGCCGCGCGCCGCATGGGAGCGGTCAGCCCGCCGACGGCATGCACTGCGCGCGCCCGCAAGAACAGGCGCAGCATGGCGGGCGAATAATCGGGCCGGCCGATCATCGCAGCACCCATATTGCCGGGCGGGCGTCGCCCTCGGCGCAGGTGGCGAGCACCGCCCACGCGAGAAACAACACGGCCACGGAAGCAAGGCATCGTTCGAGCATCACGCCGCCCTCACACCCGCATCGGCATCTGGACGATGCGCAAGCTGTCGTCGTCGCTGGTGATCAGGCAGGGCGACGAGGCGAGGTCGCCGCGCTCGGGCGCAAACGTCACGCGGTCGCCGCCCAGCTCGGACAGCGCCGATATCAGGTAGTCGACATTGAAACCGCCCTCGAACGACACGGATGCCCCCCCCGTCCAATGCAAGCGTTTCCGTGGCCGACCGGCCCTCGGACGCATAGACGAGCGACAAGGTCATCACGCCCTCGGCGCCTTTCAGCTTCACCCCGCGGTTCCGGCCCGCGCCGAACTCGCGCATGCGCATCAGCACGCGCAGAAGCCGAACGCGGTCGATGGAGAACGCCGGCTGCGGATCGCGCGGAATGACCTGGAAGATGTCGGGAAACGTCCCGTCGATCAGCTTCGCCGACAGCGTCATGCCGGCGAATTCGAACCGTGCGCGCGGCCGCGCTGTGCCCGAACCCGGCTCGACGCCGGCGAAAACGCAGGCTTCCGGCTCGCGCTTGACCGAGCAAAGCCAGTGCGCCGCATGCTTCGGGATGATTGCGCCGGTGGCGCCCTCCGGCATCGCGGCGAGCGGCATGAGGGCCAGACGGTGCCCGTCCGTCGCCGCCAGCACCGCGCCATCCGGCCCGGCCAGCAGCGCGATCCCGTTCAGATAATAGCGGGTCTCCTCGAACGATACGGCGAAGTGTATGCGCCGCATGGCGGCAACCAGGCCGAGATTGCCTGTCGTCGTAAGCGGCCCCTCCACGGCGCCGAAATCGGGGAAATCCGACACGGCGCAGGAGGCCATGCGATAGTCGGAGCCGTTGAACGTGACGGCGGCGAGACCGCCATCCTCGGAAACCGTGACCTCCTCGTCGGGATCGAGGCATCCGGCCAGCGTGCCGAGGCCGAACCAGTCGACCGCCGCCTCGCCCTCCATCTTGCCGATGGTCGGCAGCGCCACCGAAAGCTCCATATCGAGGTCGGTCCCCGTCAGCCGGCCATCGCTGAAACGCACGGTTCCAAGGACGGGGATGGTGTTGCGGCGCTGGATGATGCCGCGGAATAGGCGAAGGCCCGCTCGCAGCTGCACTGCGGTCGTCTGCACTTTCATGACGGTTGCTCCTGTTGCGAGAACGCCTCGTACCCCCACGCATCCCAGCCCGGGCGCGGGTCGCGGCAGAACATTTCGAGCTTGGGCACGGCGGGATAAAGCCGTTCGATCTGCCCGGCGTACCATCCGGGCTTTTCGCTGTGCCGGCCGACCGGGTGCGGCGTGCATTTCACCGGCTGGGTGCCCGGCAGCGGCGCCGGCGGGTTGCCGCGCGTGCCGATCAGCAGCAGTTCGAGATTGTCGAAGCTCCAGTATCCCGTGCCGGTCTGCGCGCCGGGATAGATCTTGTTCCAACCCCAGAAGCTCTTGAAGGCAAAGCCCCACGCCGCCATGCATCGCAGGCCGTTGGCGAGGTCGGTCACCCACAGAAATAGCACCGCGTCGCGCGCCGCCGGGCAGCCGAGCGACAGAATGTCGTCGAGGTCCATGGTCGGATAGTGGTTCTCGGCGCTCTTCTCGCGCCCGGTCACCTCCGAATGGACGAGGAATTTCCAAGGCGGATCGGCATAGATCACCGGGTAGGTCGGCCCTTCCGCGCCGCCCTTCCACCAGATCGGCGCGGTGCGCTCGCCGCGCCGCGCGATCATGTCGAGATGGGCCAGCCGCACGCTGTGCCGCGTCGTCGCCTGCTCGGCGCGGATGTCCTTCGCCACCTTGACCAGCTCGCGGCGGTTTTCCGGCTCGGGCAGGAAGGCGGTGCGGATCGTCCTGCGTGCTGGCTGACGCACGCCGTCGCGCCCCTCGACCTCGTCATGGTGGCTAATTTCTCCACCATCGACCAGTTTGTCCCGCACCGCCTGTACCGTCGAATGATGGACGCCGAGACGCGCCGCGATCGCGCGCGCGGAGATCGACGGCGTCTCGCGCAACTGGTCGGCAATGACCTGCCGCTTCTGCTCGCTGGTCAGGTGCCTGCGCGAGACGTTCAATTCGCGCGAAAGCTGCCGCTTGTCGGCTTCGGACAACCCCTTGCGCACGAAGCGCGGCCAGTCGACCAGGCCGAGACTTTCGCAGATCTCGACGCGATGATGCCCGTCGATGATGTTGCCGTCCTCGTCATACTCGACCGGCACCAGCACGCCGTGCTGGATGATCGACGCTTCAAGCGCGGCGAACTCCTCGGGCGAGAGACGGGGGAGAAGCTGGTAACGGCTCATAGCGGGTCGACCCCCGCATCGAGCGCATCCGCCAGCCAGTTGCATATCGCCTGCCGGCTGGTCAGCCCGTCGATCCCGATGCGCAGCGCATCGACGGCCGCGCCGCGCCAGACGGGCGCATTGATCCATTGGTGCAGATAGGCGCGCATCGTCACGATCTGCTCGCCGGTCATCTCAGACCCTGACAGATACGCTTCGACCGCGGGCCTGAGCACGCCTGTCGTTTCGGCCATCCAGAAACCGGGAACGGCATAGAACCGCATCTCACACCATCCCCAGCGCGCTCTTGTAGAGGTCGAGGATCGCCTCTTCCTCGGCCCGCTCGGCCGGGTCCTTCTTGCGAAGACGGATGAGGGCGCGCATGGCCTTGGTGTCGAAGCCGTCGGCCTTCCCCTCGGCGAACACCTCCTTGATGTCGTCGTTGATCGTGGATTTCTCTTCCTCGAGCCGCTCGACGCGTTCGATGAGGAAGCGCAGCCGTCCGGCGGCTACGGTCTGCGGACCGGATGCCTCCCCGTCGCCATCAACCTCCGCGTCAGGACGCAGCGTCTTCCCCACGCGATCACGCCCGGGCTGGCGCACGGCATAGGCGTCGTATTCGTCACTCGCCGACATCAGCGCGCCTCCCCGATCTGGATCGTGTTGACGCGCTTGCCCTTGTTGTAGATCTCGACAACCGCCTTCGTGATCGCCGTCTCGGACGATCCGCCCGATAGCTTGCGGAAGGCCTCGGCATGCGCAGTCAGCTTCACCAGCGATTGCGGGCGCAATGCAGCGGCGAGATCAGCATCATTGAGGCCGGCATTGTTGCGGATGATCCGCGCCAGCGCCGTGATCAGCACGCCCCGAAGCGCGTGCGCGTCGTCGGGCCACGCGGCACGGATGGTCAGCAGCGCCCGTTTCGTCGGCGCGTCGCCGTAACGCTGGATGCAGCGTTTGACGGCGCTGATCGAGTTCGTCAGATGCGGCCGGTAGTAGCCCTGGCTCGGCACCACGTCGCAGCCGGCCGATTGCAGCACCGCCGAGACGGCGAGCGCGGTCGGATCGCCAGCCGTCAGCCCGGCCCAGTATTGCTCGACCGAGGTCACCGCCATGCGGTCGCGGTTGATGGCGAGGAAATTGCCCGCCTCGTCGGCCATGCCGGCATGCGGCACGATCACCGCCGGCACGTCGCTGATATCTGGGTGCAGCTCGGCCGCCTTCCAGCGATGCTGGCCCTCGACGACATTGTATCGCCCGTCATCCTTGCGGGTCAGCACCAGCGCGCCGAACTTCGCCCAGGAGAAACCCCTCAGGATACGGTCGACCAGCGCCGGCCTGATCTCGCGCTGATAGTTTGAATCGACGTCGATCAGCCCGACATCCACCCAGGCAAGGTCCGGCTTGTCGCCGATATCGAGATTGATGTCGCTCATGCGCCGGTCCTCTCTTCAGCGCGCGACACGAGGCGATAGCCCCTGCCCCACACGGTCCCGATCTCGACGCCGAGCGGCTTGAGCTTCTTGCGGAGCTTGCAGATGAAGACGTCGATAATCTTGATTTCGGCCTCGTCGGCCTCGACGACATAGAGGTTGGAAAGCAGGCTCTCCTTCGAGACGATCGCGCCGCGCGCGTCGCGCAGCTGCTCGAGCACGCCGGCCTCCTGCCTCGTCAGGCAGGCAAAGCGCCCCCCCCTGACGACGATGCCGGCGGGGTCGACCCGCAAGCTGCCGTCTTCCGGCAGCGTCTGGCCGCATGTCGGGCAGGCGCAAGGCATCACACCAACTCCCGCTCGTCGACGGTAACGCGCGGCTGGCGCGCGAGGTAGTTGCGATGGAATCCGCAATAGCTGCCGTTGACGCTGCCGCGCCGCCAGTCCTCGACCTCCTCGGCGCAGAACCGCACGCCGGAAGGCGGATGGCCGACCGGGAAGCGGCAGCAACGCTCGCCGAGTTCGACGAGCCGCTTGCCGGCCGGGTCCGCGCCTGGCGCGATCGGCGCGTTCAGGCCGGCGACGGCATCGAACCACGAGCGATGGAAAGCGGAAGCGGGCGGAAGCGCGTTCATGCCTTCGCCCCGCCGGAAACGAGAGACAATCCGCCTTCGCCGCGCGCCCGCGCCAGCTCGCGACGATAATCGGCGATCGACTCCTCGAGGCGTTGCGCGGCGCGATCCATGCTGGTGGCTTCGGCCGGCGTCACATGGCTGTCGGAGAAGGCGAGCGCCCCTTCGGCCATCAGCGCCGCGGCATTGGTCACCGCCTCCGCGTGGCTTGCCATGATGCCGGCATTGCCTTCCGCCTCGCGCACGCGGTTGCCCACCGGCAGCCCGGCGAACTCCGCCATCACGCGCGAGACATCCGCACGGCCGCTTTCGGCCTCCAGCGCCGCCACGGCGGCCACCGAGGGAAAATCCTTGGCGTCGGCATCCTGCCAGCGCCCGACGGTCGATTTGCCCATGGTCAGGATGTCGGCCGCGCGCTCGATGCCGCCGGCGGCGGCGATCAGGTCGCGCAGCGCGGCCTTGAGGCGGAAATGTCTCACATTGGCATTCGGGATCATGGTTCCTCGCGGCGCAAAAAGGTTTCCCGCGCCGGGAAAACCCGGCGTCGTTTCCCGTGGCGGGAAATGGTCGGAGCTGGTCAAAGTGCGGGCATGGAAAACGCCCGCGAACACATCACATCACGGCGGCGCTCGCGGGAGAGCGTCGGGCGGGACGCCCTCCCGCGCCGCTACGCAGGCACGCGTACTGACAGATTCGGAAAAGCGGTTGCCGGCCGCGCGCACGAACGGCGGCACGGCGACGAGGTCGCCCTCGTCGGTGAGATAGCGGGCCGCGGCGGGAGGAAGCGGGGAGGAGGACGCCCCTCCCGCCGCGGCAATCTCCGCGCCGCAAGTCCCTGCGATGCGGAGATGGAAACTGACTTGCGTGCCGCCGGGAAGCGGCAGCGGGAACTTGCCCCAGGGGGTTTTCAGCGCGGAGGTCATTCGGCGGCCTCCGTTATCCGTTTCTCCGCGAGGATTGCTAAGTCTTGGACTGTGATGGACAGGCCGTCTTTCGCGGCCGCGCGCTCGATGGATAGCCACCACTCGGCAGGGATGCTGTCGCGCTGCCTCCATTTGCGCACCGTCGCGACAGGCGCTGCGATCGCCGTCGCCATGACGTCCACCCGCCCCCAGCAATCGATAACATCACGAAACGAATTCATCATGGCGCGAATGAATAAGACAATTTGTCCTAATTCACAAGCGCCAATCTGTACCGTGATTAAATCATCGCGCTAGGACAGATTGTCCAACATGAAAAAAGCCATGGACGAGTTCACGCTTGCCTTCATCTCGCGTACGCGCGAGGCTCGGACGGCGGCGAATCTCACTCAAGAAGAAGTTGCCCGTGTGCTCGGAATCGAGCAGCCTACCTACAAGTGGTATGAGACGCGCACCCCACTCCCGCATCGTTATGTCGCGCCTTTTTGCACTCTCACCAGAGTGAGCTCTGACTGGCTTTTCACGGGCCGGCGCCCACCGCGCAGCGGCCCGTCCAGCAAGTCCTCCGACGCGGCCTGATCCTATCATTGAGTAATCCCTGCGGCGGTCCGTGCGACCTGAAGAGAATCGGCTGCACCACCGCCTGCCGTCACTACCCGCACAAACTGCACCGGTAGACCTCCGGCGGAGATAAGACAATTTGTCCTTTACGTGAAGGACAAATTGTCTTATATCCATCGCGATCAAGCGATTGGAGAACACCATGCAGCCCCAGCAATCAGCCGTCGGCCGGCTTTCCGGGTTCGTCGACGCCGGCAGGCATCTCCTTCTTGAACTGCATGCCGCGCATCGGCAGCCAATTGCTGGCCAGACGCCGGAAGGCACCAACCTTGTAACGGTGCTTCGCTGCGGCCTCCTCAGGATAGATCGCGTTTGTGGCCGTGTTGTACGCCAGCGCGGAAATCCCACGAAATGCGGGAGGGGCCTCCCCCGCAATTCGGAACAGACTGGCCCGCGCGCTCCGAAGACTTTCTTCGCTGTCCCCAACCTCTTCCAGAATGGCGCGAATAGTCTGGATGCGCGTGCGGAACGCGCGATGCTCCCGGGCCGCGCCAGCCGGATCGACGACGAGCAAGAGGACGCCGGCAAGCGCAGATGTGGCCACAAGCCATACGACGCCGCCAGCTACCTCACCCACCATTGCGGCTACAGCACTCGTCCCCAGCAGCACCTGCACACCGGTAAGGAACCGGTTCAACCTCGCGAAAAACTGCTCGCGGATGGCGTGATAGGCGCTGTCGCAGGTCAGATCGAAACGAACCTCGTGAGCCCGGTTCTTTATTTCTTCGGGCTCGGCGGTGGGGGCGGAGGCGCGAAGTTCGTGTCCTTTCGCGCTCCGTCGCCGAAGGGCGGGCGGGGCGTCGGGCGTGGCGGGGGCGGGGGTGACTTCGGTCCCTTGCTTGCGTGCCATGTGGCCTCTCTCATCAGAATCGTCTCCTTGTGGTTGTGGCATAAGGGGATGTCAGGTGCCGGCGTGTGCGTGAACACGCGCCGGCACCGCTATTTCAAAGATGATTCGTGCGTTCCCGCCACGGAAATTCTTGCCAATGCCCGATATTCACAGGGCATTGCACAATGAGCCGCAAGAATTTCACCCGCAAAGACCGCGCGCGCATCTTCAGCCTTGGCCGCGGTTGCTGCCACATCTGCGGTGGCAGGATTTCTGCCAGCGAGGCATGGGAGATCGAGCACGTCATCCCCTACGCCCTGACCCGGGATGACAGCGACGACAATCTGCGCCCGGCACATGTGAAGTGCCATTCGAAGAAGACGCACGGCGAGGACCGGCCACGCATCTCCAAGGCCGAGCGCGTTCGCGCCAAACATCTTGGCCAATGGCCGAAGCCCTTCGGCAATGCCCGGATCAAGTCCCGCCCATTCCGCCCGACACGCCCATTCAAGCATCAGGAGAAACACTGATGGACCCGCGCCCCCCTGTCCATTTTGGACCGTTCCCCAGCTCGGCCGAGATCAATGAGCAGGTCCGCGCCGACGCCGCCAGAGCAATGAACTGCGCAGCGGGGCAGGTCGCGATCGTATTCGTTGCGTCTCTCGCTATCGGCCTGTTCGCGCTGCTGTGCTGGTCGCAGCTGGCTAAATACGAAGCGGCCCTCGCCGCCTGCGCGAGGGTTTGAGCGATGACCGCCGGCCTGAAGCCATGCCCGTTCTGCGGTGGATCGATGGAAGATCGTGGCTATGGCGCGATTCATATTGACGGCGGCGGCTGCCCGATCGGGGACCACGCCATCGCCGTCGAAAAATGGAACCGTCGAACGAGCGAAGCAGCTACAGAAGGCTGGGACGACACCCGCTCCATCTTGCTCGCCGCCGCCAGCGCGGCAAGCGGCGCCGTCACCGATCTCGTCGAAGCGGCACGGCTCGCGACTGGTCAGAACTTCACCCGGGCCAATCAGATCGAGACCATCACGATGCTGATCGACGCGCTTCGGCTCGCGGTGGAAGCCAAGGGTGGCGAAGGCGACGAGATGCTGCTCGTCTCCCTCGACAATTGGGTGGCCGACAATGCCTGATCGCTCGCCCTTCAACCCAGCCGACCCGTTCGACGCCATTGCCGATTTGGCCAAGTCCGAGCTCGCCTATGCCGGCATCCGCCTGACCGAGCGCCCGGAATACAAGGCGATCGAGGCAGACGCCGACGTTGGCCTCCCGATGGCGGTGATGTGCGGCGCGCTCACCGCCGTCTGCGGCATCGTCATGTCGCACGCGGCCGAGACCGATGAGAACCACGCGATCATCCGCGCGGCCATGACCGCCTATCTGCCGCAGGCCATCGACCAGGCCCGCAGCATCCTCGGCCTGCCGCCGCTGCCGGCCGACACATCCGACCCTTTCAACCAGGAGACCAGACCATGACGCATGCCGCCACCCTCGCGGCGTCACCGGCCACGGATGCCATCACCATCCGCCGCCCCGACGCCGCCAACTCCATCTTCCTCGTCGAGGGCCGCGCCCGGGTCTTCATCCGCGCAGGCACCACGATCGACGGCATTGAGTTCACGCGCGAGGTGGAAGTCGAGATCCCGGCCGACGCGCTCGCGCCGGGCTCGGACTTCCACGTCCGCCTCGAAGACGGCAAGCCGGTCGCGCTGCGGCCGATCTCGCTCGCGACGGACGGCGTCATCGGCGGCTTCCATCTCGCGCCGGGCGGCAACGCCACGGCTCGCGCTGGCGGCGACGCCATGCCGGCGATCAACCCGCTTTCGTGCTGGGACGCCGGCTTCCGCCCTGCCTGTGCCGACCCGCGCGGCATGGCGCTTGTGACGATGCCCGGCGGCTATCGCTTCTGGTGCGACATCTACCTGCTCGGCCGCGACCACGAGAAGGACGGGTCGAGCCGCCACGGCGTCGAGATCGCCGACGGCAACTCCATGCCGGACGGCTTCAATTTCGCGCAGGCCTCGGGCGCGCTCGCCCATCATGGCAAGGAGCTCCTCACCTATGACGAGTTCCGCGCCGCCGCCTTCGGCGTCACGGAAAAGAGTGCCACGTCGCGCGATCCGAAGAACGCCGGCCTCGACGCCCCCCGGACCAGTCGCTTCGGCCTCATGCAGGCCACAGGCAATCTCTGGGTCTGGGGGACGGATGGCGACCCCGACGAGGAACGCCCGTCCCTCTTCGGCGGCTCGTGGTTCGGCGGCTCGAACGCCGGGTCCCGCCGCGCGTTCCTGGGCAACTGGCCGGAGAACTCGGACGGGCTCATCTCCGCGCGCGGCCGCTGCGACCACATGCAGCCTGCCTAGCCCGCGCGGAAGCGCGGGCCTGACCTGAACCGACGATGGCCGCCATGATCCGAGAACAGCACAGCAGCGCCCGCGATCTGGCGATCGTCGAGAAATACGAGGCCGCTGTGATCTACCTCTACCCCATCCTCCAGCGGATGCCACGCCGGCACGGAAACCTGCGCGACACGCTGATGCGGGTGATGTTCGATCAGGTCGGCCTCTTCTACCAGGCCGCGAAGTCGAAACAGGCATCGCGGCTCTACGCAGCGGACGCCAACATGGCGACGCTGCGGTTCTGGCTGCGCTTCGCCGCAGGCGCCGAGATCAAGGCGATCAGCCACGCCCAGCACCGCAATGCGCTCCGGCACGTCGCCGAGGCCGGCGCGATGCTGGGTGCATGGATCGGCGCGGCGAAGCACGGAGGGCGAGCGGGGTCATGATGCGGTTCCCGTCCATCTTCGGCGGCTCGTGGATCAACGGCTCGAACGCCGGGTCCCGCCACGCGATCCTGGACAACTGGCCGGAGAACTCGAACGAGAACATCTCCGCGCGCGGCCGCTGCGACGACCCTTTCCCGGCTCGGCGCGGGTCACGGCCCCGTCGGCCAATGTCCACTGGCGCGCCGCCACACGGCCCGCGCCCGGGTGGTCGGCCCGCTCGTCCTGCTTCGGCGAACACATTGCAGGGTCCGGTAAAGCGGGGAGTAGCGGCCGCCGGCCGTCGAAACCCGCGACCGGCGATCCTGCCATGAGCAAGAAGCACCGCAACCTCATCGGCATCATCACGTCGGACGCGAACATGCGGCGCGCCTTCCGGCTCACCGCGCGCGGCAAGAGACTGACGCCCAGCCATCTGGCCTTCAAGGAATATGCGGCGCTAAACCTGCACCTGCTCGCCGCCGCGATGCGCGACGGCAGCTACGCCCAAGGCGCGCCGCGTCGCTTCACGATCTGGGATCCCAAGCAACGCGAGATCTCGGCCCTCCCCTTCGAGGACCGCGTCGCGCAGCATGCACTGTGCGCCGTCATCGGCCCGATCTTCGAGGCGACGCTGCTGCCGCGCACCTTCGCCTGCCGTCCCGGCAAGGGCACCCATTCCGCCGCCACGGCGCTCCAGGCTGACATGCGCCGGCTGATCAGGGACGGCGACCCGCTCTACGCCCTGAAAACGGACTTCTCGCGCTACTTCGCGTCGGTCGACCTCGCCGTCCTGCGGCGGATGATCGAGGCGAAGATATCCTGCCGCGCCACCTTGCGCCTCATTGAGGCGATGCTGCCGCGCGCGGGCCTCGGCCTGCCCATCGGCAGCCTGGTCTCGCAGATCTTTGCCAACGTCTATGGCGGCGCCGTCGATCGTCACCTTCAGCAGCAGCTCGGCGAGCGCCACTGGTTCCGCTACATGGACGACGTCGTCGTCCTCGGCCGCTCCTCGGGGCATTTACGCCGGGTCCGCGACGAGATCGAGGCGCTATCCCGCAACCACCTCGGCCTGCGCTTCTCGAAATGGTCGATCCAGCCGGTGACGCGCGGCGTCAACTTCGTCGGCTATCGCATCTGGCCCACGCACAAGCTCCTGCGCCGCGACAGCATCGTGCGCGCGCGGCGACGCATCATGAGCCTGAGGGCGCGCGGCGACGCGGCCACGCTGCAGAAGTTCCTCGCAGCCTGGACGGGTCACGCCCGATGGGCAGACAGCCGCAACCTTCTGGCAAGCCTCGATCTGGATCTCGAAAGGACCGCCCGATGAGCATCGTCCGCCATGGCGCGCGCTTGCAGGTCTGCTGCGATTCCTGTCCGGCCGCATACCCGAACACCTACGAGGCGGAGGATTTCACGGTGATGGTGACCGACGCGAAGACGGCAGGCTGGCTCATCCGCAAGGCAAAGCCCAAGGCGGACGGGCAGGACACCTCCGACCTGTTCGGCAGCGCCCCGCGCATCGCCGGCAAGCCGGCGCGAGACGAGCCCTACACCCACACCTGCCCGAACTGCGCCCGGCCGCTGCCGACATCGAGGGAGACGCTCCTGTGACATTACCGGACCTGATATCGCCCGCCGCCGTTGTCCAGCACTTCAACGAAGCAGGCATCACAATCTCGGAGCGCGAGCTGCGCCGCCGTGCCCGCGAACTCGGCGCTTGCCGAGAGATCGGAAAGGCGCTTTTCTTCACCGCCGACGATATTCGGGCGCTGCTCGAGGCGGCGCTCACTCAAGGAACGCGAGCATATAGATGCCGAAGCTCAGAAAACGCGGCGAAGTCTGGCACTATTCTTTCACCGTCGCCGGAAAGCGCATACGAAAGAGCGCGGAAACGCCTGACAGAAGCCTCGCCGAAGAGATCGCGCTCCGCCACGAACTCCGGCTCCGTCGTGCCGCTGTCCACGGCGAAAAGGCAGAGCTGACCTTCGCCGAGGCGATCAACCTCTATCTCGATCACAAGTCATCGGCGCGCTTCCTCGCCCCGCTACTCGAGCGATTCGGCCGCTGGAAGGTCGCGCAGATCGACCAGCCGGCCGTCCGCAAGGCGGCGCGCGAGCTGTTGCCGAGCGCCTCGCCGGCGACGTGGAACCGCCAGGTGGTGACGCCGGTCCGCGCCGTCATCAACTTCGCCGCCGAGGAAGGCCTGTGCGATCATTTCCGCATCAAGCGATTCCCGGAGGGTGGAAGAAAGGCCCGGCCGGCCGGCGACAAGACGTGGCTCGCCGCGTTTCAGAAGCAGGCACGGAAGCAGGACCTTCATCGTCTGGCCGCCCTCGCCCGCTTTATGTTCGAGACCGGAGCGCGTGTCGGCCAATGCTGCCAGCTTACGTGGAGCGACATCGACCTTCAGGCCGGCGCCGCGGTGCTGCGCACCCGCAAGACCGGCGCGAGCGGCGCCCACATGGAAGAACGCACGGCCTACCTGACCCGCAACTGCGTCGCCGACATCGCCAACCTCTCGGATCGCCATCCCAGGCTGGTGTTCGGCTACGCATCGAGATCCACGCTCCACAAGACGTGGAGTCGCGTCGTGGCGAAGGCTGGCATCGCTCCCCTAACCTGCCATGAGGCGGGGCGGCACGGCTTCGCGACCGAGGCGATCGTCAGGGCCGGCCTCGACGTGGCGACCGCGGCCGATCTCGGCGGCTGGAAATCGCGCCGCCTGATGATGGAAACCTACGTCCATTCCGATGCCGGACGCGAGACGATCGAGAAGGTGTTCGGTGACGCAGGCAAAAGGCGGAACAAACGATGA